GTTCGATCTTCCGACAGGGATCGAATGATATGGCGTGGTCCCAGAAGTTAATCGACGTCACAGTTCAACTCGCCGCCAACTCTCAAACAAATCAGCCAAACACATTCGCCGGGACGGCTTCCAATAGCGTTACACTGTCCGGGTCACGTATCAGCGCGCGAATCCAGAACTCCGGTTCTGCAGTGAATCAGACGGCGCAGCTTAAAATTTGGGGAATGACTCCGAGTTTAATGAATGAATTATCCACTCTCGGCCTCGTCTACGACATTGTCCCGCATAATATTCTGACCATCAAGGCGGGTGATGCGACAAGTGGCATGCCGACTGTTTACTCTGGGACAATCTGGGGAGCCTACGGCGACTACAGCCAGCAGCCGGACGTGCCTTTCGTATTCTATTGCAACCAAGCCGGATATGAAGCTGCAGCACCAGGCACGACAACGAGCTTCACTTCTCCAACGTCGATCGCGACGATTATGTCGGGCCTTGCTGGACAGATGAACTTCGGCTTCGAGAACAACTTCGATGGTGGAAGCGCCCCGGTCTTATCCAGCGCCGGTGGAGGCGGCCCGACTTACCGCGGATCCTATTGGCTTCAGGCATTTCAGGCTGCGAAGGACGCGGGCGTTCAATGGGGGATCGTCAACGGTCAGAGCGGCGGCCTTGTCCTCGCAATATGGCCTAACGGAAAATCAAGAGCAACGCCGAATCCGGCGCTGATCTCTCCGGCCACGGGGATGATCGACTATCCGGCGTTTACGCAGCAAGGCATCATCGTGAAGACGCTGTTTAACCCGCTGATCACGTTCGGCAGCTTGGTGAAAGTCCAGAGCAGCCTATTAACCGGCGTGCTTGCGTCACAACAGGCGCAAAATCCGGCCTTCAACGTTCCGACTAATTCGACATGGGCTGTGAATAAGCTTGATCTCGCGCTCGATTCTCTAGTGCCGCATGGCGAGTGGGCTTCCATCGTTAATGCGTGGAATCCCGGTTATCCGCAACCGATCCCGGCGCAGTGAAATGGTCGATACATCCACGACAAGTTCAGCAATCGGCCAGCAGACTCCGTTCGATTCAAACACGGACCTGACGACGACCTTCTTCGTCTGCCGACAACTAATCGCGCTTCTCGATACTATGACGCCCGTTCAAGTTACGGCGGTCTATCCCGGTCAAGGGTCGCCTCCTGCGGCGGGGACGGTCGACGTTCAGCTTCTCGTCAGCCAGCTAGACGGCGCCGGGAACGCCACGCCGTCTGGAACCGTGAGCAAGCTCCCGTATTTTCGCCTGCAAGGCGGCCCGTGGGCGATCGTTATCGACCCAGCCAAAGGCGATTACGGCTACATCATCGCCGCCGCACGGGATATTTCCGGCGTGGTGAAAAACCCCGGTGTCCAGAATCCGGGTTCGTTGCGCAAATACAGCTTTTCCGATGGAATCTATATGGGCGGATGCTTCAATTCCGTTCCGGCCGCTACGCTGTGGCTGAAAGGGGACGGGACGTGGGTGCTAACGGATAAGCCGGGGAACGTGCTACAAGGAACCGCGAGCGGAATCACGGCAACGCCAGCGGGCGGGGGAGCTTTCGTGGTTAAGGGCAACCTTCAGGTAAGCGGCACTATTACCGGCGATAATGGCGCCGGCGATCAGGTTGGCTTGCTCACACATACGCATAGCGGCGTTCAGACTGGCGGCGGCGTGTCCGGGCCGCCGACGCCGGGGAGTTGACCCGTGGCGCAGACCCTACTTTTAGGCACAGATACCTGGGATTTGCAATTGAATGCGGAAGGAAACATCGCCGTTGCCGACCCGAACTACTCGCTCGCTCAGGACGCGGCCAGCGCGATCAAAACCTTCTTAGGTGAAGTATATTTCGACGCAACCATCGGCGTGCCATGGCTGACGCAAATCCTCGGGCAGGATCCTTCGCTCGCGCTTCTGAAGCAGCAGCTTGTCGACGCTGCCCTCACTGTTCCCGGAGTGGCATCCGCGCAATGCTTTCTCACGTCGTTTTCTAACCGCGCTGTCTCCGGCCAGGTTCAGGTTGTCAGTTCTTCGACGGGAGCAATATCTGCCACCAGCTTCTCCGTTGTCAGCCCGCAAGGAAGCTACTGATGGCGAATGTCACTGGCACGACTCAGGTTCCACAACCTTCATTTGGCGCTACCGGATTCCAAAGTCCATCTGCCCCCGCGATCCTCGCCGGCGTTCAATCCGATATTGCAGCCGCATTCGGCATTGCACTCAACTTCGCGCTGACGACGCCGCAAGGCCAACTCGCTTCGAGCTGGGCTGCCATTGTCGCAAACGTCTATGCGATCTTCGTCTACTACACGCAACAGATTGACCCGGCTTACGCCACCGGCCGGATGCAGGATGCCATCGCGCGCATCTATTTCCTCCAGCGCAACCCCGCGGAACCGACGACGCTCCAGGTTCAGTGTGTTGGAGCTCAGATTACCATCCCGGTCGGTGCGCTTATCGCCGATGAAAATGACAATCTCTATGCGGCAACCGATCCGATCGCGATTCCGGCCAGCGGGTCAATCATCGGCGAGTTTGCCTGTACGGTGCCGGGACCAACGGCGGTTCCCGGAGCAAACCAAGTCTCGATTTATCAGCAAGTCCAAGGATGGGATTCGGCTACCGTCACCGGCGGAACGCAGGGCGTTAACACCGAGAGCCGACAGGCATTCGAGCAACGCCGTGAGGACAGCGTCGAGGGCAACAGCTTAGGCCCGATCGGCGCGATTATCGGTGCTGTGGCACAGGTCCCCGGCGTCACGGATTATTGGGGATACAGCAACAATACAGCGAATGCCGTCACCATCTCCAGCGTTTCGATTCCGGCAAACGCGATCTATATCTCCGTCGCGGGAGGTGCCGAGTCTGCGGTAGCAACCGCTATCCTGTCGAAGAAAGGCCCCGGCGCGCCGATGGCGGGGAACACCACCGTCACGGCTTATGACAGCAACCCGCTGTACGCCTCGCCGATCCCGTACCAAATCACCTTTGAGATTCCGGCGCCGCTTCAACTGCTATTCAGCGTCACGCTAGTCAATTCCGCACAGGTGCCGTCGAATGCCGCGGCTTTAGTTCAGCAAGCCATCGTTAACGCCGCAACGCAGGGAATCATTGCGAACAATCCTCAGTTTATTTCGGGCGTCCGTGCGCGCATCGGCAACATCGTTTACGCCACTACCTACATCCAGGCGGTCAACGCGCTCGGATCGTGGGCGCAAGTCGCGGCTATCGAGATTGGCTCGGCCAACACTCCGGGCGCCGTGGTTGTCGGTACTATCTCTGGCACTACGCTTTCCGTCAGTTCCGTTGTGTCTGGTGCGCTCGCCGTCGGGCAGACGCTCACCGGCTCGATGGGCGGGATCATCAACGCGACCCAGATTGTCGCGTTCAATGGCGGCTCGGGCGGAACGGGAACCTACACGGTGAACAACTTGCAGACCGTGGGCGGGGCATCCTTCACCGGAACCGGAACTGGTGCCTTCCTCACGGCGAGCGGCGTGAGCGGCACGATCGGCGTTGGCAATCTCATCACCGGAAGTGGAGTTCCGGGCGGCACGACTATCATCGGCCAACTCTCCGGCACTGTAGGGGGGGCTGGTGTTTATCAGACCAGCGCGCACACGACGGCATCCGGTACGATAACGACCAGCGAAACGATCACGGCGGCCAGCGCCAACCAGTCTCTCGTCCAAATAGCGGCATCACAAGTGCCGCAAACGCTGGCACCAAACATAATCGTTGGAGTCACCTGATGTCAGGGCCTCCAGTCCCGTATCCGAATCCTGTTCCGGGATCAAACGCTATAGGTTCGTTCACTATAGGTGTGTCACCCATTGGGGATATTGCGCCATTTAATCCCTGGGTTTCCATTATTTCTCAGTACGCGAACAGTCCGATTCTCGACGCGATGATAACGTCCTTTAATGCTGCGATCGACCAAACAGAAGACTTCGATAACTTCTACGACTTCATGTGGAACATTGCGACGGCGCAAGGGTATGGTCTTGATGTGTGGGGGCGCATAGTTGGTGTATCCCGCACCGTGCTAGTCGGCTCCGGGACAACGACATATTTCGGATTTAATGAGGCTGGCGGCCCTCCCGCTGTTGGGTTCGGGCAGGCCCCTTTTTACGGCGGCGGCCAACTGACAACGAACTTCACATTACTGGACAGCGACTTCCGAACGCTGATCTACGCCAAGGCGGCGTCCAACATCTGCGGCGGCGGAATCCCTGCTATCAACCAGATATTGCTCACTCTGTTCCCGAATCGCGGGGCCTGCTATGTAGTTGATGGCCTGAACATGACGATGGAATACTATTTCGACTTCGTTTTGACGGCTGCTGAGACTGCGATCGTCAATCAGGTTAATCTCCTGCCAACCCCGTGCGGGGTGGCTGCAACAGTGGTATCACTGCCATGATGAAAAAGATCGCCGCATTCATTGTTCTTGGCCTCGCGCTTATAGCGTCGCCTGCGGTCGCACTAAACTCATCGTCTATACCGACAAAATTTCCGATTCCTTGGGGTCAGTCCGCTGGTACTTCCTACATTATCTACCCGACACCAACGACATCGCAGATCGGGATTCAGAACTGCGCCGCGTCTCTAAACGACGGCTTCCCGCCGCTGACTTTTCAGTCCGCTACTCTCGGCGGATGCGGGCCGCTCGGTGCAAACTACAATGGCATTCTCAAGCAGATCACGCTTTGGAACCAGTGGCAGAGCGCGGGTGGTCCGGTATTTTATGATTCCGCGTTCTCGGCTGCCATTGGCGGCTATCCGAAATGGGCGGCGCTTTCCAATGCTTCAACGCCGGGATGTTTTTGGATTAGCACAGTCGACGGCAATACGACCGACCCCGATACCGGCGGCGCCAACTGGAGCGGCGTTTGTCCGGGTGGTGGCGCCGGCGGCACCTCGACCGGAAGCGCCAACTCGCAGGTCATCACGGCGACGCCTTACGTCGTCAAGGCCGGAGCGCAAATCTGCTGGACGCCAGGATTCACCAATACAGGACCGCTTCAGATCAACGTCAACGGCGCCGGCCTGGTCAATGTTTATCAGGTCACGCAGGGCGGCGCGATTGCGCTCGTCGGCGGCGAGGTTCACCTCAGCACGATCGCGTGCGCGCAATATGACGGCACCCAGTATGATCTCGAGACGTTCGCCACCGCGGCCTCGCTGGTCAATCAGGATCAACCGCTTTCTGGCGGAGCCAATGTCACTAGCTACAGCCTCGGTGCCGGTTCCGGTGGCGGTACGGTCACGCTCGACTGTGGCAAAGCCCCGCTTCAGTACATCGCCAACAACGGCAACTTCACTTTCGCGGCTCCGTCCAACGATGGAAGTTGCATGGTGCTGATCACCAACGGAGGTGCGGCTGGGACGGTCTCGTTCTCTGGGTTCACCACGAACGCTAATACCGGCGAGCCATTGACAACGACCAACACAAGCAAATTTATTATCACAATCGTCCGTATCAACTCAGTCAGCACTTGGCTTTCAAAAGCACTCCAATGATGAGATTTGTTCGCGCAATCCTCGCCGTCCTCGCGCTATCTCTCACAGCGCAGGTCGGCCCGCTGCCAGGCTCCGGGCCGGTGATGTTTGGGTCTCCGCTTTTCTGTACCGGCGGAACTCTAACCACTATCGGCGCGACCCGTATTCATACATTCACTTCGTCCGGCACTTTGACGTGCTCCGGAGGAGGAGCAGCCTCCTATCTCGTAGTCGCTGGAGCTGCTGCGGGAGGCGGTCAATGGGGCGGCGGTGGCGGCGCCGGCGGCGTTAAGGCGGGCACTACACAGCTTACCGGCAACGCTTACACGATAACCGTTGGCCTCGGCGGGAGCGGTGGAGTCGGGAACGCAGGCGCCAACGGTGGCAACTCGTCTCTTGGGTCCCTTGTTACGTCGACTGGCGGCGGCGGCGGCGGTAATGGACCTTCACAAAACGGCGCAGCCGGCGGCAGCGGTGGTGGTGGTGGCGCCAACTGCGGAGGTACGGGTCTAGGAGGATCGGCTGGTGCTGGCATAGCCGGCCAAGGAAATAACGGCGGCATTGGACTCGCTGGTGGTGGGCAGTGCGGCGGTGGCGGTGGTGGTGGCGCCGGTGCGGTCGGTCAAGGAGCACCAAACAACGGCAACGGCGGCAACGGCGGTAACGGCATATCATCATCAATCAGCGGCTCGCCGATAACCTATGGCGGCGGCGGCGGCGGTAATGGAAATGTGGGGGATACCGCAGGAGCAGGAGGTTCCGGCGGCGGTGGTGCCGGCGGTCTTTATGGTTTGTCAGGTTCGACGCCAGGCACTCCAGGTACGAACGGTCTCGGCGGTGGTGGTGGTGGTGAGGGAGCCAACGCCTCAATATTTGCATCCGGCGGCAGCGGCACCGTCATCGTGAGTTACGTTCCATAACAATCGTGGTAGGTTTCGGGTGGAGAGGTAAATCCATGCGCAGACTGATCACCATCGCCGGGTTCGTTGCTGCGGCCCTGTCCGCGCTGGTCGGAACCCCGGCTCTGGCGCAATCGACATGCCCGTACATCGCATACGGCGCGGTGCTGACGGCGGCGCAGT